TTTTGTTAAGCGATTCGTTCTTCCTTCACGCTGTAAACGTTGCTGCCAAGTGCCATCACTTTATGACGGTATTGAAGCAGAAGTTCAGATCACTCCAAAGGAGTTTCAGATTCTGCACACGTATACCAGCTTGAACAAGGCGAAAAGCAGAGACATTCATAGCGCCATCACCAATCAATTCGATTCTACCACATCTTACGACCTACGACAAGCTTTCTTAACCACTCACATCGAGACCCTAGAGCAGATGGAATCACAATACCACACCTTCTTTGGATTGAAGATGTTCTCCACGTGGACATCATCATACTGCAAAGCTACGCCTTGGTTACCGCACGGCACTGTACCTACCAACATGCCGCACGAGTACGAGCGCACTTTTGTACACCATATGAGGGAGATTTGGATATCTGTGAAAAATAACAAACATCTAGTCCCCATGCTGTTCAACATAGGCGGAGCCGGAGAAATAGCAGATCAGTACCTCAACGTACACGAAGACGATCGTGCTGCTTTCAAAGGCACCGAACACACAAACAGCCTTTTAGCAGGCTCAGCCCCTCTGGCCATCAGCGGAAATACACAACCAATAAATCCGCCAGCTGGCCAGGTTATAGAGGCCGGGTTTACCGCAAAATGCTATAAATTGGGACCGATTTTCAATCTGTTCATGGTCTGGGATCCTAAGTGGAAAAACAATGTTGCGTCTGTTATCCAAGGAAGATCACAGCCAGGCGCTAAACACGACCCGTTAGATCCTTGCTCACTACGTATAGCCAGGATGTACAGTGAGATGGAGAAGAAGGTCCTCACCAAAGCACGTATTGATGAGGCGTACAATGCCATTATGGAGGAATGTGACAATGACATCACTAAACTGGTCAGTAAATTTTCGAAGGAGCAGGTTGACGCCGCCATTTTGAAGATGCAGATCATTGAACCTGATGCCATTGAGATGCGCAACTTGAATGTCAAGCTGGAGTTGATAGCCAAGGAAAAGAAGTTTCCTAGGGGAGTTGTCGACAACGGCTTAAACTTGTTATGCGTCAACCTATTGCAGGGAAAAATTCTTGAGTACATCTGCGTGCACAAGAACGAGGTCACCAAGTCGAGGCGATCCCCAGCAAACAGTGATGCTGCAACTCAAGATCCGAGCAAACATTCCTCAGCCTCCTCCACTGGAGGACGAGAGAAAAATGGTATTTTCCACGCCCATTCGATCAAGGGTGAAGACCGAAGTCTTGTCATTGACCGTATGATGCAGGAGTGCTCCAAACCTCCGACAGGTGTCAAAGAACCCACTATGATGGGGGAAGTGGACCAGACCGGGATGGAGTTACATGAGCGTTGTAACAGATTTGGAGAAGGGGTTATGTCCCATTTCTACGGTCTGTTACATCGCATAGGAGTCGTTATTGCTCCTCGTTTGTCAGCTACGTTATCAGAGAAGTTGGGTGGGAAACTCTGGTCTGATAGCCAGAAAGGAATGTGCTTGCGCTTAAAGTGCGGTCGCACAGTCACAGTACGGTTTCAGGACTTGTACCTCGACAGTGGGTGGTTACTCACTTCTCTAATGAACCTCATAAACGAGCTTTTTGTCACTTATAGTGCGCACACTCTAAATCCAGAGCATTTGTTTGTCTACAATTCTAAAACCAAACGTTTTAGGATTGAGGAGGGGACCCACCGGTATACTTTTAAGAGCATAGGCCTTAAGGAAACCGTGGAAAGCGTTGAGATGTTTATTAGTAAACCTGTTTACTTGAAAATTTGGGTGGAAGGAGACGACGGGTTTTTCCGGATCTCCACCGTCTTTATGCATCAAGTTGATGGAGTGTCACAAGGGACCCATCCACAGGTTGAAAGTAATTATACCAATGCTGGGTATGTAGCGAAACTTAAGTATGTCGTCAACGGCAGACTTGAGTACGTGGGGGTCCACGCTTTGGCCAAAGACGGTCTTATCTGTGCCGACGTTCCCTGGACGCCAGCCGTAGGTCGTTATATGTTAAAATGCGGTATCAACACTAGCAACGCCCGAACCCCACTGGCAGACGCATCAAGGGCAGCTGCCCTTGCATGCATGTTTGGAGGCAGGCTTTTACCGTTCGCAAAGATGTTTGAGAAACTCTTTGATTCTATCGTCGAGGAGTACAAGGTCAGTTTGGACTCTGAACTCCGCGTCGATGAATTCAGTGCCGAGAGTCGCGTTACCAGCGTCGGCATGACTACTTTGCGATCTTTGAAAGACCTGATGTCCTCTTTCACTCAGCGTGCGTATCCATCAGTGAAAACCCAGATTATGATGATAGAGAACTCTTTTGAATTAGAATCTGGGTCCATTTCTGTGCATGAATTCAGCAAGCTCGTCCTTATGGCTGAGGAAATGAGCTTGCAAATGGACGATGAAGTTGCTATCACATATCTACCCCCTGCTTTAACTCCTTGGAAGATGTATCTCGCAGATTCCGAGTCAGACGAAGAGGAAGGAAGTGTTCCACCCTTAATGAGCCGCAGCGCAAGTCATGATTCTGATCATCGTGACCCGACTGCGAGTTCCAGCTCCGG